AACCAGTCGCTGCCGTCGGTGGTGATGAGGGCGCGGTTGAACAGTCCGTCGAGGACTTTCTTGCGCGCGCCGCCTTTGATGTTGTCTGGGAACCAGTCGAGCTTGCCATCGCTGTGGTGGATGGCGTGGGCAAGGACGGCGTGCTGGCTGACGGTGAGTTGGGTGGTGGTCATTTGGTGCTCCTTCGAGGTGGTTGATGGTGATGTGATGAACGCGCTGTCTTTCGATCAGCTGTTGGCAATCTCTGACTCCGTGGCCTTTGGCAACGACGCACCGAGTTCGGCACCCGCTTTGAACGCGGCTTCGAGGGCGTCGCGGATGCACCAGACCGCCGTGTCGTGGAAGTCGAGGCTGTCTGACTTGCGCGTTTCCAGGGTTTCGATGCCGAGGTGCTTCTGCGCAATCAGGGTGAGGATGGTTTCGATCTGGCTCATTTCCGTGTCCTTTGAAAAAGTGGATGACGAACGTATGAACGCGCTGTTCCAGATGGAAGCCAAGCTGAATCCACTGGAATGACGAACAAATGATTGAAGAGGCCGATGGGAATTTCGATACGCGCTTACGCCCGTCACCGTGGGGTCACCGACACCGCCGTGCACAAGGCGATTCGTGCCGGTCGGGTAACGCCCGAGGCTGACGGCACCATCGATCCTGACCGTGCCGACCGCGAGTGGGCACGCAACACGGACACCCAAAAGAAGGGAACACAACAGCGCGCGGAGAGCGTTGCCGTGCGGGAGAGCGCCGGGGAGCAGACCGCCGCGCTGCCATCGGGCGGCACGTCGCTGCTTCAGGCGCGCACCGTCAACGAGGTGGTCAAGGCGCAGACGAACAAGGTGCGGCTGGCCCGTCTCAAGGGTGAACTGGTGGATCGGCCGCAGGCCATCGCCCACGTTTTCAAGCTGGCGCGTTCCGAGCGCGATGCTTGGCTCAACTGGCCAGCACGTATTTCGGCACAGATGGCTGCCAAGCTCGGCATCGATCCGCACGCAATGCACGTGGCCCTGGAGGCCGCCGTGCGCGAGCACCTGCAGGAGTTGGGCGAGCTGCGTCCGAGGGTGGATTGATGGAAATGGATTACGAAGGGGCCGCCGAGATCGAGCGTGCGTGGCGCGAAGGACTGACGCCCGATCCGCTGCTGACGGTATCGGAGTGGTCGGATCGGCACCGGATGCTGTCGTCCAAGGCATCCGCCGAGCCGGGACGCTGGCGCACCAGCCGCACGCCGTATTTGAAAGCCATCATGGATTGTCTTTCGCCGACCTCGCCGGTTGAGCGCGTGGCGTTCATGAAAGCAGCCCAGCTCGGTGCGACCGAAATGGGATCGAACTGGATAGGCTATGTGATCCACCACGCGCCCGGGCCAATGATGGCCGTGTGGCCAACAGTGGATATGGCCAAGCGGAATTCCAAGCAGCGAATCGACCCTCTGATCGAGGAGTCGGCAGCGCTGTCTGAACTGATCGCTCCGGCCCGCTCGCGCGACTCAGGCAACACCATCCTGGCCAAGGAGTTTCGGGGTGGCGTGCTGGTGATGACCGGTGCCAACAGCGCGGTGGGCCTGCGCTCGATGCCGGTGCGTTACCTGTTCCTGGACGAGGTGGATGGTTATCCGATTGACGTCGAGGGCGAAGGCGATGCGATTTCGCTGGCCGAAGCCCGGACGCGCACGTTTGCGCGCCGAAAGATTTTCATTGTGTCGACTCCGACGATCTCGGGGGCGTCGGCGATTGAGAGGGAATATGAGGCATCCGACCAGCGCCGCTACTTTGTACCGTGCCCGCACTGCGCACACCGGCAATGGATGCGCTTTGAGCATTTGCGCTGGGAGAAAGGTCAGCCGGAAACGGCGGCCTACGTGTGTGAGTCCTGCGATGAGCCGATTGCCGAGCACCACAAGACGTGGATGCTGGAACACGGCGAATGGCGTGCGATGGTTACCGACGGCGCAGGCAAGACCGCAGGCTTCCACCTCTCGTCGCTGTACAGCCCGGTCGGCTGGCGCAGTTGGCGCGATATCGCCGCCGCGTGGGAGAGCGCCGTGAGCAAGGAGTCGGGATCGGCGGCCGCCATCAAGACTTTCAAAAATACTGAACTGGGCGAGACGTGGGTCGAGGAAGGTGAAGCGCCTGACTGGCAACGTCTGGTCGAGCGCCGGGAGGATTACCGCATCGGCGCAGTGCCCAACGGCGGGTTGCTGCTGGTTGGCGGTGCCGACGTGCAGAAGGATCGCATTGAGGCATCGATCTGGGCTTTCGGGCGCAGCAAGGAGTCGTGGCTGGTCGAGCACCGTGTCCTGATGGGCGACACCGCCCGCGACGCAGTGTGGAAACGGTTGGCTGAATTGATTGCCCAGACGTGGACGCACGAGTCGGGCGCGGCGCTGCCTCTGGCGCGATTCGCGCTCGACACCGGCTTTGCCACGCAGGAGGCCTACACCTTCGTGCGCGCCTGCCGCGATCCACGGGTGATGCCGGTCAAGGGTGTCGCGCGCGGCGCGGCGCTCATTGGTACGCCGACGGCAGTGGATGTTTCGCAGGGCGGCAAGAAGCTGCGCCGGGGCATCAAGGTGTTCTCGGTGGCAGTGGGCATCGCCAAGCTGGAGTTTTACAACAACCTGCGCAAGGCCGCCGACGTGCTGGAGGATGGTGTGACCACCACATTTCCTGCCGGATTCGTTCATCTACCAAAGATCGATGCCGAATTCATCCAGCAACTGTGTGCCGAGCAACTGATCACGCGCCGCGACCGCAATGGCTTTGCCATCCGCGAGTGGCAAAAGATGCGCGAGCGCAATGAAGCGCTCGACTGTTACGTGTACGCGAGGGCCGCCGCATCGGCTGCGGGCCTCGACCGTTTCGAGGAGCGCCATTGGCGGGAATTGGAACGACAGCTCGGATTACCACCGCCCACCGATGGGCAAATGCCTATCGACGAATCCTCTGAGGCCACCCAACGCGGTGGCCTCAGTGCTTCTGCAACCCCGAAAACCGGACGACGCGTTATCCGCAGTCGCTGGCTGACCTGATTCATTTGACTGGAGAACCACCACCATGAGCTTGCAAACCCAACTCAACAGCTTTGTTCTGCGCGTCGCCGACGAGTTCAATACCGTCAAAGGCCGCACCGGCACGCTGACTGCCCTGACCACAACCGACAAGTCGAGTCTGGTCGCGGCGATTAATGAACTGAAGTCGGCCATCCTCACTGCGGTCGCTATCGATGACTTGGTGGTGGCCACCACCAGCACTTACTCGTCGTCGAAGATTGTCTCGGTGCTCGATGCGCTCAAGGCTGACATTCTCGGCGGTGCCGATCCGGCCTTCGACACGCTGCTCGAACTCCAGCAGGCGTTGCAAAACGACCAGACCGGTATCGCCGCGCTGACGGCCGCCATCGACAAGCGGGTGCGCTTCGACGCTGCGCAGACGCTGACCGTTCCCGAGCAGACGCAGGCGCGCAGCAACATCGGCGCAGTGGCCGCCACCGACATCGGCGACACCAACACCGATTTCGTTGCAATCTTCAACGCGGCGCTGGTGTAAGCAATGAGCCTCGTCACGCAGTTGTCGGCGCTGGTCACGCGCATTGGCACCGAGGTCAAAGGCTTGATCCGCCCAGACCATCCGGGGCTTGCCCGGGCGTGGGCCAGTTTTGGCTATGCGAACAGCGCGATGCAGTTGCGCTCAGCCTTCAACGTGGCGAGCGTCACGCGACTGGCCTCCGGTCGGTACCGGGTCACGTTCACTACCCCCTTCGCCGATACCGACTACTGCTGGGTGGCGACCGGACGCAGCAATGTCGCCACCGGAACCATCCGTTTTGCTGCGGCACGCAGCACCACCGATGGCAAAACCACGACCACCCTCGACATCGTTTGCATCACCAGCGCCGGGTCGCTGGCGGATGCGACGGAAATCAACGTAGTGGTCTATCGATGAGCACGCCGACCTACACCGAAGTGCAGCTGCAGGCACTGCGCGATGCGCTGGCCAAGGGCGAGAAGCGCGTCACTTTCGGCGACAAGACAGTTGAATATCGCACCGTCGAGGAGCTAAAGGACGCCATCACCGAAGTTGAAACGGCAATGCACAAGGATGCGGTGGCCACCGGCCTCTACCCACGCGCGCCACGACAGATCCGGGTCACCACAGGAAAGGGGTTCTGATGAGCTGGGTCACGAAAATTCGCACCCTGTTCGGGGGTGGCCCTGTCCATGAGGCGGCGGGTCGTGGTCGGCGCGCGCAGGCGTGGATGCCCGGCAACCCTGGCGCGGTAGCCGCAATGCTGGCGACTTCCAACGAACTGCGGGTGAAATCGCGGGATCTGGTGCGCCGCAATGCTTGGGCGAATGCAGGCATCGAAGCCTTCGTCGCCAATGCGGTCGGCACCGGCATCAAACCGCAATCGACCGCTCAGGATGAGACTTTCCGCGTCGCAGTGCAGGCGCTCTGGCGTGACTGGACAGAGGAAGCGGACGCCACGGGCCAGACGGATTTTTACGGCTTGCAGTCGCTGGCGGCCCGGGCAATGTGCGAGGGCGGTGAGTGCCTTATTCGCCTGCGACCCCGCCGTCCCGAGGATGGTCTGGTCGTGCCCTTGCAGTTGCAACTGCTGGAGGCCGAACACCTACCACTGACGCTGAACACCGAATTGCCATCAGGCAATGTGATCCGCTCCGGCATCGAGTTCGACGCGATGGGGCGGCGCGTGGCGTACCACCTCTATCGCTCTCACCCTGAGGATGGACGCCTGTCACCGATGTCGGCGCAAGGCGGCCAGGACACCGTGCGGGTGCCAGCCGCAGAGATCATGCATCTTTATCGGGTGCTGCGTCCCGGCCAGATTCGCGGTGAGCCGTGGCTCTCCCGCGCGCTGGTGAAGTTGAACGAGCTTGATCAGTACGACGACGCCGAACTGGTGCGCAAGAAAACCGCCGCGATGTTCGCCGGTTTCATCACCCGTCAGTCGCCCGAGGACAACCTCATGGGCGAGGGACTGTCCGACCCGAATGGCATCGCCCTCGCAGGGCTGGAGCCGGGCACGCTGCAGATTCTGGAACCCGGCGAGGACGTGAAATTCTCCGACCCTGCCGATGTCGGCGGCTCCTACGGGGAGTTTCTGCGCACGCAATTTCGCGCGGTGGCTTCCGCCATCGGCGTCACCTACGAGCAACTGACCGGTGACCTGTCCGGGGTGAATTACTCATCGATTCGTGCCGGTCTGCTGGAATTTCGCCGCCGTATGGAAGCCATCCAGCACGGCGTCTTGGTTCATCAGATGTGCCGCCCGGTCTGGAATGCATGGCTCGATCAGGCCGTCCTGTCAGGAGCCATCACAGCGCCCGGATTTACACGCCGCCGTCGCGAGTACGCCGCCTGCAAATGGATTGCCCAAGGCTGGCAATGGGTCGATCCCGAGAAGGAATTTAAAGCGATGTTGCTTGCGATTCGCGCGGGCCTGATGTCGCGTTCGGAAGCCATCTCGGCATTCGGCATGGATGC